GGAAGCCTGCGCGGGCTTGTCGCACTCAGCCCAGGTGCAGGTGCTGTCTGCATAGGTGGACTTCTTGTACGTTACCACGGACTTGCGCACCACGTTGCTGGTGTGGATAGGGAGACCGGCCAGCTTGCCGTCCTGCACCATCGGCACGAAGATGCCGTTAGAGTTGATAGGGGTACCCTCCAGGATAGCCTGCATAGATTTGGTCATAACCCAGCAAAGGTGGTTACCCTCGATACCGGTTTCCAGTACCTTTGCTTTCATACCGGCGTTAAGCTCGGCAAAGGTAGGCACTTCGTGGATCGCCACTTTGTCGGCGTAACGCTGGTCTTCGGTGCTGGGGCTTTCGCCGCCCTTTGCGATAATGTGGGCAAAGGGGCCGATAAGGTTCGTAGCACCGGCAGCCTTGCTAAGACCGAAAACGATCTTGTTAAGCAGCTGGGCCACGGCCTGCGGCATAACCTTTTTAACCAGCGTCTCGATAAGGCCGGCAGACTGGTTAATAGCCTGGTTGGTAACAGGGATAGCGATACCGATACGCTCCGGGCTGGCGGTCAGCTTGGAAAGGTCGATCTTGCTATCGGAAAGGGCCACGCCCTCGCCGGCGATGCTGGCTTCGGCGGTGTCGTAAATGGGCCAAACGAAATCACCCACCAGGCCGGTAGGCATAGGCAGGCCCACTTTGTGGAGAATAAAGCCCTCTACCAGCGGCTCGATGAAGTCCTGGACAGACAGGGGGATAATACCGCCGTTGTTAGCGTCGGCGACCATCATACCGGCAAATTCGCCCTCGCGGATAAGGGTAATTTCGGTCTTGCGGCCAGCTGCCACGTTCTCACGAATCAGCTTTTCTGCGTCGGCCACGGCGTTGGGATGCTCACGCAGGTGGTCAGCGGTGGCCGCCTGCATACGCATAGCAAGCAGCTGGTTTTCGCGGGCCAGGGCTTCAAACTCTTTGGTTTCGGCCTCGGTGCGCTCGCGCTGCTCGGTTTCGCACGCATCAGCAATAGCATTGATGCGCTCGCAGTTCGTCTGGTAGCGTTCTACCAGCTCGCGTACGTTTACAGTGTTTTTCTTCATTGCTGAAAACTTTTGAGGTTAAACAAAAACTTTAGTATTAGCAGCGTTTCGCATTTCGCGCAGCTGCGCTGTTACTTTCTCTGTGTCCACTTTGGGGGGTTCGGGGTCTTCCGGCTTCGCGGCTTCGCGCAGATCGCGCGCAAACTCGCGGGCTTCTACGGAAGTGTCCAGGTATGCCGGATCGGCTGCCAGGGTAAAGTCGTACACACCGGTAACGGCCTTTACCGTGTAGGTAATATAGGCGCGTCCGTCGCGGACTTCCACGCTGCGGGTTACAAACGCTTCGTCCCAGTAGTGTGTCGAAAACATAAAGCTGCACCCGGCCAGGTCGCCACGGCGCACCAGTTCCAGGGCCTTGTCGCCGTCGGCGGTGTTAGGCGCGTCAAACTCAAAGCTAACGCCCTGGTCGTCCACGGTATAGGTCAGCGTGCCGCTGCCGTTCTTGGAGCGCGCCAAAATCAGCTGGCGGTCGTGGAACATAGTAAATTTAATGTCGCAGCCGTCCAGCAGTTCTTTGGTAATGGCCGACGGCGCGATAATTTCGCGCGCTTCTTCGTCTTCGTCGCTCCACAGCGGCGCAGACGGCGTGTTAAACAGGATCGCGCGGCCTATGATAGTGCGGCTGGGTGCTTCGCCCTCTGCCGCTTCGCGCACTTGCAGACCGGCGCAGGTAACGACGACTTCGCGCCGCACCAGGTCGTTTTTATTCCTCTTTTCCATCGGTAGGGGTATTTGGAGCCGGGGCCGGTGCCGACAGCTCGTTAATGCTCTTAAGGTTCGCAGACACCAGTACGGTGTCGCCGCCATCTACGGCGGGCTTATTTTCTTCCTGCCGCCACTCGTTTACAGTGTAGATGCCGGCGGCGATAGTGTCGGCCTGGTACTTTACGCGGCTTTCCAGGTCGCAGGCGTACAGGCCGCGCCGGTCAAACTGTACCTTGCGCTTGCCGTACATAGCCGGGCTAAACAGCTTTCTTTGCAGCTCGTTTTCAATCTTGCGCAGCAGCGGGTTTAACGTGTTACTAAGGAAAGCCACGTTAGCCATTTCGGCAGACTTGTAGTTATTGCTGGTGTCGTCGAAAACGAAAGACGGATGCACGCCAAAGAAGCGGCAAATATCCCTAACGGTAAACTTGCGGCTTTCCAAAAACTGCATATCCGTGCTGGACAAAGAAAGCTGCTTAAACTCTACCTGGCCAGGCAGACTTACGATACGTTCGCCGTGCCTAAACCGGTCGTCGATGCTTTCGGCTGTCTTTTCCAGTTCTTTGTCCTGGTACTCTCCGAAGCCGCGCACGCTGGTGTCGTTAGAGACGATCCCGCGCACGTTGCCACCGTTCTTAAAGCGGTCGTAGGTCTCAGCGTCTCCCACAGCGGCTATGTCCAGCGTAAGCCGGGCAAAGGTCAGCACGGAAATGCCTACCTTGCTGTCGTAGGTGGTAAGGCCCTTAAGGTGTATAATTTCGTCTTCGTCGTAGGTGCCGTAGATGCCGTTTACGGTGTCGCGTACCGTGTACGTGTCGCTTATCGTGTTATGGGCGACCGTACCGCGCCCGCACAGGGCCAGCCGGTCGAAGTCCATCGTTACAGGGCTGTAGATAGGCACGATATAAGCGTTACCGTCCAGCAGGATATTTTGTACCACCTGCACCCAGAAGTCGAAAGCACTAATAGCTACGTCCGGCTGGACGTTCAGCAGGTAAGACAGGCGGCTATCGCGGTCTTCCACGAAGATGCTACCTTTACGGCGCAAATACTGCACGTTGAGGTTAGCGACACTTTCGGCTACGAATTTCACGCAGCGGTACACCGTCGCCACGCATAAGGCCGTCTGGCCGGTATAGGACGGCCACCACGTCCCGCCCTGGCGGGGGGTCAGCGGCTGATCGCCTTTACCGTCAGCGGTAGCCGCCGCATCCTGTCCAGCAGGCGCGGCGGTCTCCCGCCTAAAGTAGTTCAGTATGTACCCAAAAAATCCCATTTGCGTAGGTGCTTCTACTCTATAGGGAAAATAGGCGCATTTTGGCACCCAACTTTTTGGCGTAAATTGTTGTATTTCGGTGCGTTAGGGTGCAAAGCGGTAAAAAGCGGCAAAAAAAAGATGAAAATTTTTTGAAAATCCATTTGGAAAATCAAAAATAATGCGTAACTTTGCCCCTGGATTGATACTTAAAACACTTACAGATATGGATTACAAATTTGAAAAAGCAGTTATCGACGTTACCCTACTGCGTCCCTGCAAAGATTTTGGCTTTGTTTTCGGCTTTGAGGTTAAGCCCATCGACGGCACCCCTTACCACAGCGGCTACCTGGAAGCAAACGACCGCGACACTGCCGCTAAGGTTGTTTACGGTGCATACCTTTCCGATAACCTGGCGAAATACCGCCGTAACGCTTACGGCTTCTAAGCGTTAGTTTAATAGTTAATCAGTTAGTAACCCTTAAAATTTACAGATATGGAAACCACAAAAGATATGGAAAAAGTTTATATTTACCGGGTCGTAAACCATAATGGCCGCAAGGAATACAAGCGTACTAAGTGTTCCGACTTCTGGGCTGGTAATAAGGCCGTTTGCTGGCAGTTCTCTGTACAGGGAGCAAAGAAGATTATAGCCGCCCTTAACGCCAATAATCGCTACAATTACTACACGTTTGGGTACGAAACTGTAAACGCATAAACTGGTAATTATGGAAAAGACAGATAAACCCTTTATCTGGGAGCCGTCCCCCTATACAGCCCAGGCGCGGCACCTGGCAAAAATGGACGAAGACCTGCGCGTGGAAATGCGCGCCCAGGAATTAGCCGAAAAGAAACGCGGCGGCGCGCGGCCCGGTGCCGGCAGAAAGCGGAAGACGGAAGCCGGCGCGCGCGTAAACTTTACGGTTATGGTTTCGCCTGCCACCCGGCAGCGCATAGATGCCCTGCGAGACAAAGGCGTGCTACTGGGCGAAGCCATAGACGGCTTTATAGCTCAGCTGGCCAGCCAGCACGGCATAAACTGAGAAAGCCCGCCACCACGGCGGGCCTTTTTATTGCCTGTGCATATACGCGTCTAAGTCCGGCGGCGCGTCGCAGATCATAAGCCGGTTACCGTCCATCTGGACAGGCTGGCCGATGCTCTGCCACAGCTCCCAAAAGTCGCCCACGGTTTCCAGGTTAATAACGGCTTCGCGGTACTCATAGCACGCGGCCCTGTCGTAGTACGGTGCCAGGTACCGGCCATAGGCCGCCATAACGTCCCGGTACTTCCTGCTATAAACCTTAAACTGCATAGGCCAAATCCAGTTCAAACGCCCAGGCGGGCTGCGTTACATAAACACGCCGGCGGCTGTACCGGTTCCACCACCAGTACGTGTATAAGGTTTCCTGCCCATCTTTGAGCGTACCGACAAAATGGCACTTATCCCTAAACAGGTGGAAAGTGTCGCCGGGCTGGATCGTGGCCAGGGTATAGCGTTTACCTTTCATAGTCGATAAATAGGCGCATATCCATAAGCATAGTAATAACGCCGTCGATTTTCTGCGTAGCCTTGCGCTTTATGGGCTTGCAGTTCTCCAGCTTGTCGGTGTCCAGGACAGCGTTACCGAAGCAGTAGGCGTTTATCGGGTTATCGTTAATAAAGACGTGGCCGGTTTTCGCGCCGTGTTCAAAACTTTCTACCGGGGCCGTAAAGTTTCCGTACGTCTGGCGCACGCCCTTAATCACGTTACCGGCACCGCTGGCCGCCAGCATATTTATTACTTCCTGCGACTTCCAGGGGTCGTAACCGATATTAAGGACGCGCACCACTTCGTTAAGGTACAGTATGTAGTCCACGATAGCCCGGTAGTCGATAACGTCGCCGTGGGTCAGCCGCAGGTAGCCTTTATCGG